AACAAATTGAAGCAGAGAAAAAATCTGGTGAAATTGAAGATGATGACGATCTTGACATCTAAATTATTATAAATAATATACAAGGGAACAAATAAAATGAGCATTGAAAGTTTAATTGATAACGTTAAAGACGGCAACAACGTAGAAGCTGGTAAGGTATTTAATAGCCTTATGGCTGATAAGATGTCGGCAGCTTTAGAAGCTGAAAAAATTAATGTAGCCTCTAGTTTAATTACTAGAAAATCTTCTCAAGAAGAAGAGTAATAGGAGAAGCGATATGAAGATGATCGCAGAATACCATGACAGCGATCTTACCGTCATAACCGAAAAGGTTGGCGGAAAGAAGAGCATGGTTATCGAAGGCGTGTTTATGCAAGCCGACGCAAAAAACAGAAATGGTAGAATATACGAGAAAAGTATATTAGAAGCTGCCGTTAATAAATATGTAACAGAACAAGTAAGTACTGGTCGAGCTGTTGGGGAACTAAACCACCCTGAAGGTCCGACCATTAACTTAGATAAAGTTTCACATAAGATTACTGAACTTCGTTTTGAAGGAAGTAATGTTATAGGAAAAGCATCAATCCTTAACACCCCAATGGGCAATATCGTAACCGGTTTGTTAGAAGGTGGAGTTAAACTTGGTGTATCAAGTCGTGGTATGGGTAGTCTTGTGCAAAAGAATGGTACTATGTATGTGAAGGATGACTTTATGTTATCCACTATCGATATAGTCCAAGACCCTTCCGCTCCAGAGGCTTTTGTCAATGGGGTTATGGAAGGCGTAGATTGGGTATGGAATAATGGTATCCTATGCGCACAAGAAATTGAGAAAATTGAGACTGAAATAAAGGAAGCTCGAGGTATGCGCTCTGCGGATATTGAGATTAAAGCTTTTAAGAATTTCCTCTCGAAACTTGTAAATTCTTAATAGGAGAATAAAATTATGTCAGAGACATTAGAAAACGAAATAGTCGAAGACGTATCAGAAACTGAAGAGCTTGAAACTGAGCTCGTTGAAGACCAACAAGTTGAAAGCGAGGAAGATCTCGAAGAAGCTAAGGTTGCTAAAGAAGATGGTGATGAAGACGATGAAGACGAGTCCGATGATGAAGAGGACGAAGATGAAGTCGTAGAAATGCCAAAAACTAAAGCTGCCATTATGGCATCAGTAAACGATATGTTGAAAGGCGCAAAAAAGGACAGTGCACAGAAGATCTATGCAGCAGTATACAAAACTATCACAGCTCCAGATGTTGAAGCTCCAAAAGTACATAAGGAAGACGCCGATGTTGACGTTAGCCATATTGACTATAAGGAAGACTTAGACGGATTGGTTGCTGAAGAAGCTACTTTATCAGATGGTTTCCAAGCGAAAGCCGGAATCATTTTTGAAGCTGCTTTGAAGTCAAAAGTTAGTGCTGAAATTACTAGATTGGAATCAGAGTACGTTCAAAACCTCGAAGAAGAAGTTACTGAAATCAAGTCAGAGCTAGTAGAGAAGGTAGATTCATACCTTAACTATGTAGTTTCTAACTGGATGGAAGAGAATGAAGTAACTGTAACCGAAGGTCTTAGGACTGAGATTGCAGAAGACTTTATGGTTTCTTTACAATCAGTGTTTAAAGAGCACTATATTGAAGTTCCTGAAGGTAAGGTTGACTTAGTAGACGAATTGTCTGCATCAGTTGCTGAGCTAGAAGAAGCTTTGAACAAATCAACCGAAGATAATATTCAAATGACCGAAGCTGTGCAGAAATTGCAAAGAACTGAGATTGTTAGAGAAGCATCTTCTGGGTTGGCATTGACTGAAGCTGAAAAGCTAAGTTCTTTAGTTGAAGATATCGATTTTGATACTGCCGAAACTTTCGAAATGAAAGTTAAAGTTGTTAAAGAGTCATACTTCAAAGGTGAAGTTACTGAATCAGTGGATGACGCTCAAATGTTAGTTGGTACCGACGAAGCACCTGCCGAAATTGGCGATGTTATGGCTAGATATACTCAAGCTATCTCAAAATTTAATCAATAGTCTATAGGGGAAATAAAAAATGTTTAACGCAGACTCAAACTTAATGGAAAAATGGTCACCGGTTCTAGGCCATACAGATCTTCCAAAAATTAATGACCAACATAAAGCAGCTGTTACAGCTCGTTTGTTGGAGAACCAAGAAATGGCAGCTCGTGAAGATGCACAATCTGTCCAGGGAAATTTCCTTGGCGAAGCAGCAGCTAACGTAGTTGGTGCTGGTATGGGCGCTACTGCTGGTGCGGTCAAGGGATTCGATCCCGTATTGATCTCTCTAGTAAGACGTGCAATGCCTAACCTCATCGCTTATGATATCGCTGGCGTTCAGCCAATGACTGGACCTACTGGTCTTATCTTTGCAATGAAGTCTAAGTACACCACACAGGGCGGAACAGAAGCACTTCATGACGAAGCTGTTACTGGATTCTCTGGTACTGGTGCTCAAGAAGTTGGACCTTCTGGTCTAGAAGCTTCTACTGATGCTGATTCTGATGGATCTATCGTTGATACTGCAGTTGCAGATATTACTTCAACTTACGGTGTCGGTCTTTCTACTGCAGCTGCTGAAGCACTTGGCGACGGTGGTGGTACTAACTTCGGTGAAATGGCATTCTCAATTGACAAAGCTACTGTTACTGCTAAGTCAAGAGCCCTTAAAGCTGAATACACTATGGAACTTGCTCAAGATCTTAAAGCAGTCCACGGTCTAGATGCTGAAGCTGAACTTGCTAACATCCTTTCTTCTGAAATCCTTGCGGAAATCAACAGAGAGATCGTTCGTACAGTAAACTCTTCTGCTATTCTAGGTGCTAGACAAGCTAACGTAGCTATCAAAGGTATCTTCAATGTAGATTCCGATTCAGATGGTCGTTGGTTGGCAGAGAAGGCTAAAGGTCTTATCATGCAAATCGAAAGAGAAGCTAACCAAATTGCTAAAGAAACTAGACGTGGTAAAGGTAACTATGTTATCTGTTCTTCAGACGTTGCTTCAGTACTTGCTGCTTCTGGCATGTTGGATTATAGTCCTGCGCTTTCAACTTCTTTGAATGTTGATGATACTGGTAATACTTTTGCTGGTGTTCTTAACGGTAAGTTCAAGGTATATGTTGATCCATACGCTGCTGGTACTAATGCTGACTATGTAACTGTTGGTTATAAGGGTACTAACCCATATGACGCTGGTGTATTCTATTGCCCATACGTTCCTTTAACTATGGTTAAAGCAATTGGTGAGCAAGACTTCCAGCCTAAGATTGGTTTCAAGACTCGTTACGGTATGGTTGCAAATCCATTCGTAGCTACTGACGGAACTGTTGGTACAGCTAGAACTAACCCATACTTTAGAATCTTTAGAGTTGACGGTATCATGGTCTCAGCTTAATCTTAAGCTAAGCAACATGTTTAAAAGGGTCCTTCGGGGCCCTTTTTTTATGCCTATAAATAAGTACAAGGAAGATGTTCTGTGTATTAAGTGGTACACACCGCAGTGGTGGAAAGGGAACCACAATCGGAAATACTGAAAATGAGGGAGTTACTATGCACAAGTTATTTGCATTAATGACCGTCGTTTTATTAGCTGGTTGTAATACTGTAGATTCTGTTATTGATGGAACTAAAAGTATTGTCGGGGGAGTTGCTTCAGATGTTGTTGGAGTTACTGCAGGTACTTTGGATGTTGTATCTGGTACAATCAAAAGTGTTGCTGATAAGACTGGTGTTGAAACCGAAAAAGAATAGATTTAAAGGAGTTAGCTGGCCATGGATGGCATTTTTATAATTCATACATTTAAGGCGTATAAATAGATATATGACTACTTCAAATAAAAACTTTTTAAGCCCTACAGGGTTTCAATTCAAAATTGATTCAACACAATATTCTAATGTTGAATACTTTTGTACCTCAGCCACTCTGCCAGATTTAACTCTATCTGAAGCTGCCGTTCCATATAAAGGTTCTAACCTTGCTATGACTGGTGACAGAATTGCGTTTGGAGATTTAGCTATTAGATTTAACATTACAGAAGATATGGAAAACTATATCGAAATGTTTAATTGGATGCATAATATAATCAATAAGGGAGAAAAGTTTAAATCAGACGCTACCTTAGCAATTTTGAGTAGCCATAATAATGTTACAAAAGAAATTACATTTAAAGATTGCTTCCCAACATCATTATCTGCAGTTGAATTCTCAACGCAACAAACTGATATTGAGTACTTGCAAGCTGACGTAACTTTACATTATTCTTATTATGAAATAAAGTAGGTATTTTTATACCTTATAAATAATTCTATACTATGGAGATATAATGAATAACCTTGAAACAATACTTGAAATGTGGAAGAAAGATTCCATCATTGATGAATTACAATTAGACCAATCTGCTAGAGATTCTGCTAAACTTCATTCAAAATACCTAGAACTATATTCTATTAATAGACTAAGATTTAAGAAATTAGATCTTCAGTTTAAGGTATTGCTACGTGATAAATTTATGCACTACAATGGTAAATTAAGTAAAGTAGAAATTGATGCTAAAGGATGGGAATACGATCCTTTGAATGGTTTAACAGTACTTAAAGGAGATATGGATAAGTGGTATGATGCAGATCCATTAATCCAAGAGCATCAAGCCAAAATGCATTACACGCAAGAGCTCGTCGATACGTTAAAAGAAATACTTGAAAACGTAAAGTGGAGACATCAAAATATTAAAAATATTATTGAGTGGAATAAATTCACTAGCGGGATGTAATCAATGATTAGCTATAGCACAAATTGGATGGGCCCTGTTTCTACTCGTTGGTACGAAGAACGAGACATACCGTTTGTATTGAAGAAAACATCAGGGAAGATATTACCAGTAGTAGAGTATAAAGACTTTTTAGAAAACTATTCTTGTGGTCGTATCGACATCTATGGACTAGATGATGATACATACTGGTGCGGCAAATCAGAATATGGTGTTGCTCCTATGCGTACAGAAGACTGGAATGCCTTTGGTGATTGGTTGGACAATATAAAAGATGAAAGTCTGATTACATATGAAGAACTGATACGTCAATTCGAAGAACACCAGGGCAAACCTATAAGATGGTTGGAGTCGAAATGAGTGATTATACGCCAGACAACTGGGTAGTGTTAAAAATTAAAGAAGGTAAGGGTACGTTCCCTATCTACAAAGTTCTAGCAGGATGGAGTGGTGGTTACTTAGATGGTGACAGTTGGCGAATGAACAGTGGTATTACTCTTGTGTTTGATCGTGAAGATGAAATTCATTTTCATGGTGAAAGCGGATCACTCTACAGATGCCACAAAGAAGGTTATGGTTTGCGTATGAATAACGCAGGTATTTATAATCGGTTAATAGAAGCACAGCATTTCAAAGGGCAAGTACAGATGATGGATGAAGATACTGATTGGAGTAAATTAGTTAATGCCGACATATAACTACGTATGTAAGAAATGCGATCACGCATTCGAGAAAATGCAAAGAATTGTAGATGATCCACTATCAACTTGCCCTGAATGTAAAGAAGAAGAGTTGAAAAAAGTTATAGTTGCTAGTGGTGGTTTTCAATTAAAAGGTAAAGGATGGTTTAAGAGTGGTGGATACTAAATGACCCTTATAGATAAAATAGAAAAGAAGAATGGTAAATGGCATTCTTTGTCTCAGCTGAGAGATTTTATCTCAGAAAACTCTAAAGAAAAAATTGTAGACTTTAAAGGTTATGAATTAAAGACTAATAAGTTTACATATGCATTATACGACGGAATTGTGACTTGGAAAAAATAATAGTTAAAAAGAAGAATGAAGTCTTTCTCCAGTTAGTGACTGAACCGGGGATAGAGATGGAAATCTCAGAGCACTTTTGCTTCTTCGTTGAAGGGTATAAATTCATGCCAGCATACAAAAATCGTATGTGGGACGGCAAAATACGCCTATATGATGTACGAAAAAAGGTAATATACGGCGGTTTACTTAAGTATTTGAAGGAATTTGCCGATGTTAGGGACTATGAACTCATCATAGAGGACAATTCGGTGTATGGTAGGCCTAATGCAACCGAACTGCCTGACATAGATACCTTCCTTAAGGGTCTGTCACTCTCTGCTAACGGAGAAAGGATAACACCAAGGGACTACCAACTTGATGCACTCTCGTGCACCTTATCAGATAGAAAGGCATTACTATTAAGCCCGACAGCCTCTGGTAAGAGTTTAATCATATATCTAGCAATTCGGTACTTTTTAGAATACCATGATCAAAGCATATTATTGATTGTACCTACAACATCTTTGGTTGAGCAAATGTATTCGGATTTTGCAGATTATAGTACTACTGATGATTGGTCTGTAGAAGAAAACTGCCATAAGATCTATGGCGGTAAAGAAAAGTACAACATTAAACAAAGAGTTATTATTAGTACTTGGCAATCGATATATAAGATGCAGTCACCATGGTTCCAAGATTTCGGTATGGTTATTGGCGATGAGGCTCATAACTTTAAAGCTAAATCATTGACGTCTATATTGGAAAAATGCGTAGAGGCTGGTTATAGAGTTGGTACTACAGGAACTTTAGATGGATCACAAACTCATCAGTTGGTTTTAGAAGGTTTGTTTGGTCCAGTGTTTAAGGTTACTACAACGGCTAAATTGATCGAACAAAAATCATTAGCCAGTTTAGATATCTTTGTATTACTATTAAAGTATAGCGATGAGTATTGTAAGTTAGTCTCTAAAATGAAATACCAAGATGAGATTGATTTTATTGTAAAGTACGAACCAAGAAATAACTTCATAGCTAATTTGGCTATGGATCTAGAAGGTAATACATTAATACTGTTTCAATTTGTAGAAAAACATGGTAAGCCATTACATACAATGCTTCAGGAAAAGTTTGATGAATTGCCAAGAAATGATAGGAGGTTGTTCTATGTCTCAGGTGAAACCGATGTGGATACGAGAGAACAAATCAGGGAGCTTACTGAGAAACAAGATGACGCAATTATTGTTGCTTCCATGGGTACTTTTAGTACTGGTATTAATATTAAGCGTCTACATAACATCATCTTTGCTTCTCCGTCTAAGTCACAGATTCGGGTTTTGCAATCGATAGGTCGTGGGTTACGTAAGTCTGGAGACGGTATAGATACTAAGGTATACGATATTGCGGATGATCTACATTGGAAATCTAAAAAGAATTATACACTTGAACACGCTGCTGAAAGAATTCGAATTTACAGTCGTGAAAAATTTGATTATAAACTACACAATATTGAGATATAATGAGTATAGAAAACCTAGACATTAGACATTTCAAACTAACCAATGGTGAAGAAATCATCGGTCTAGTTAACAATGCTACCGAGAATGCATTCATCATTGAACGACCTGCGGTCGTGCATGTATCCAATCTAGGGGTATATATGTTTTCATCTTGGTTCCCATTCTCTGAACAGAATCTATTTAAAATACTTAAGAGTTCTATCGTTATGCAAAGTGGTATCATTGAGGAGTCGAAACATTCGTACATTCGATTCTGTACTAGAGAAGATGAAGCTGGTCCTGATAACATTGAAGATGATTATCTTGATGATACCAATGAAGAAGAATGGTATGCATCCGGTACGGATCATGTAGGTAAAGAAACGGTTCATTAATTATAGTATACCCCTAACCTCCCCGGTAACATCTATATTATATCACACTTTTAAGCATTTGTACATCCTTTTATTCAAAATACGTAAAATAAATTAAATTAAAATAATGATGTACATTGACCTTATTTTGTGTTATAATAGACTATATTAAAGGAGATACAAATGACTACTAAAGCTAAAGCTAAACCACACTACGTTAACAACAAAGAGTTTTCTTTGGCTGTTGTTGAATACGTTAAATCTGCTAATGA